AAGGTTTTGAACCTACGCAAGAGGAGGAGACTTACTCGATGGTTACTGCGAACCGTTTCTGGTCACAGATCTTCGGTGTTGCTTTTAGTAATAAGCGTTGGTTGCATTTCTTCATGCTCTTTGTTCCCGTCATGGGTCTCTGGACAAGTTCTATCGGTATTATTGGACTTGCTCTTAATCTACGTGCTTATGACTTTGTATCTCAAGAGATTCGTGCAGCAGAAGACCCTGAGTTTGAGACTTTCTATACAAAAAACATTCTTCTGAATGAAGGACTTCGTGCATGGTTGGCACCTGTTGATCAACCACATGAGAACTTCATCTTCCCAGAAGAGGTACTACCAAGAGGTAATGCACTGTGATTAAATCACTCTTCACTTTTATGTTTGCTGCATTGATGTGGGTGCAAGTCCCACAGTGGCAGGATGATTGGTCTAAGTGTGCAGTAGATGTACCAGACACAGCATGTCATTGGTATATCACAGCACCTGATAGCACCATGGGTGAAGGATTCAGTTGGGCAAATGCCCCATGGTTCAGTGTTGAAGGTCTCCGTGATATTGGAGAACTTCACAATACAGTTCAATCTCTACAAGAAGCATGAATAACTTTATGGTTTTCATATATTTTGTTTGCTTTGCTCTCATTGCTGGTGGTGCCTTCGCTATGATGTGGTCTAACATTCAATCTATTAACGTAGAGATGAGGACTCCTAAACCAAAGCATCCTGAAGCACCTGAAGCAGGTGAGGAATTAATGTATGTGGACCTATCCAGAGAGAAACTGGAACAAATTTATGATAAAGAATAGAGGATGCTGTGGTTCTGGATGTCCAGATTGTCCATTTAGACCACCTAGACACAACAAATAAATCTTTGGTATTGACTAGAAATTAAAAATACTATAAATTAAGAGGGGTAACCCCTCTTTTTTTGTATTATCTTATGAATGAAATTTATAGAGTCTATAGCAAAGATGGATGTCCATATTGCACAAAAGTTATTTCTGTGTTACAGTTAGCAGAGTTAAAACATATTGAATTTAAACTAGGTAGAGATTTTGATAAAAAAGGTTTCTATGAAGAATTTGGCCAGAATGCTACTTTTCCAAAAGTAAAGAGAGATAATATCACTCTTGGTGGATGTACTGAAACAGTTAAATATCTTAAAGAAAACAATTTAGTATAATGGATAATTGTTGGGATTTGTACGATACTGTTGAACATACCATTGATTCTGCCTTTGAAGGTAAGTTCACAATCAACATGTATGAATTTCTAAAAATTATAAAAGCAACCAAAAATGATGTAGAGGAATTTTTCAATTCTTCTACTGCAGTTGAAATTAATGGATTAATTCTTGAACTAGAAGATTATTGTGAAGGAGGAAATGATTCTAAACACAAACAATTGAGAGAAGCTTATGGGCATCTTGGTAAACCTGAAGCACGTAAGATAAAAAATTATTTGTCAGGAATTCTTAAAGACGCTGAAAGGTATGGTTATGACAGAAGATCAGGAAGAAGAAAAAAAGGCACTAAATAAAAACAGAAGTGACGATACTCCAAGAATTAATCGTGGGGTTGAGTTATTATTAAGAAATAAAAGGAGGATCTCTCAGCCAAAAACTTTCCAAGTGAAAGTTGGTAAAATGATTTCCTTTTTAAAGAGGGAGATTCATTTTAATTTTGAACTTTCACTTGATATTAAAAAGCAAGTAAAAGGGGAGGAGTAAAATGTTAGCAATCACCCTAACACTATCATCAATCATTTCAATTTTATTTCTTTTCGTTGGAGGAGTAATTGGATACTTAGTTAAAGAATATGTTTATGAAAGAAACTCGTGTTACATACCCACACATCCAGAAATGTTTGATGAAAATGGACAAATAATACCAGATGAAATTTTATCAGTGAGGTTTGAAAATGCCCCAGAAGACAACTACGAAGAAGACGTTTAGTGTGGTAAAAAAACTCCCACCTAATCCATTCATTCATGAGATTTTAGAAGTAGTAAGTAAGACAAGAGCAACTACAAAGAAGGTAGAACTCCTTAAAGAGCATAGATCAGATGCATTAACATCAATTCTTATTTGGAATTTTGATGATACTGTAATTTCTATGCTCCCAGAGGGTGAGGTTCCATTTAATAAAAATGAAGCACCTATTGGAACTGACCATACTTCACTTAGGAAGGAATATAGGAATCTTTATCACTTTGTAAAGGGTGGTAATGATAGTCTTTCTAAAACAAGAAGAGAGAGTATGTTTATTCAAATGCTGGAAGGACTTCATCCTTTGGAATCTGAAATTATCTGTTTAGTTAAAGATAAAAATTTAACTAAAAAATACAAAATTACTAAATCTGTTATAGCAAATGCATATCCTGATATTGAATGGGGTGGAAGAGGTTAATTTATGAAAGTAGTTGAAACAGATTGTGATCCTACACTTGCTCAAGATAGAAGTTTACCTAATAATTCATTTTTAGTTGAATACATACAAGATGAAGTAACTCATTTTGATTTAGTTATTTCATCTAAACAAGTTGATGTATTTGATCATTATTATGACAAATATAAAAAAGATTTTGTGTTTATTTCTCAAACTGAGGGCAGAATTAATCCAAGACTTTGGAATTCAAAATTAAATAAGAAAGAAAAATGAATGATAAAGAAATTGAAAATCAAATTAATGAATTAATAAGAGACGAAATACAAGAGATCATTAATGATTATGTTGATGATAAGGAAGAGGTAGAAAGTTCAGGACTTGGATTTGTAGAATCTGATGATGATTTAAAAGTAAACATCAGTACTGATGAAGTTCAAAAACTAATTAAGGAGTATAAGAAAATTAAAAAGAATGAAAAGTCTAATCTTTCTCAAATTAAAAAGTTAGGACTTGTTGACAAGCATGGAAAACCACTTAAATAAATATTAAAAAAAGTATAATATGCTCTCTACAAAATATAGACTCAGACTTGAGTTCATTTGTTCACGCATAGCAAATGGGGAGGAAGTTAATCTTGATGATATGATTTGGGCTAACAAATTAGCAAAATCAAATCAAAGTGCAGCATCTATTTTGAGGAAAGCAAGAAGACAAGCAAGAAATCCAGAAATGAAAGAAGGTGGTTTTGATGATTTTTTGAATCAAATGGACCTTGGGGATCCTGATCCATCTAATCATTCTTTAGGATTTGGTAGTGCTGATGATATTGCTGATTGGTTTTCTCATGAAAAATCAGATGATTGGAGGCAACGTGATTGATGATTATGTCACAGTCACAACATGGGATAAACAATTCCAATGTGTGCGTTATCATTATGTTCATAAATCATCTCCAAATCCAGTAAGAGAAGTAAAAAATTTATTCCCCTTCGAAGAAGTATACGAAAATGCAAGCAGTAATTTATAGTAACGGCAGTCAAGAATGTGAGCGTGCTGGTATGCTCCTTAAAAGTATTCATGAGGATTTCCATGAATACTTCTTGAACGAAGATTTCACAGACAAGCAATTTCATGCAGAGTTTGGTGGCAATGCAGAGTATCCACAGATTGCTATTGGACTCAAGCATCGTGGCAGTTTAAAAGAAACTCTTCAGTATATACAATCTAATAAAATTTTAGGAGATATCTAATGAATAATCCTAATGCTCTCTATGAGGACATGGAGAAATTAAATGCATTATTTGAAGAACTTTGTTGGGATCATGATGATGAATTAGTCTTCACACATGATGGAGAAGAAGTGATCATTTATAATAAGTCTAAGAGAAACAAGTTCTAAATGATACAAATTATATTATTAAGCAGTCTTGACATCTAAATATTGTAGAGTTATAATTACTCTATCGTTCATCAAACCTTTTATGTAAGGTAAGACGCAAGTAAGTCGTAGGAACGGAGCGTTCATCCCATGATAGAATTTCTTTTATATTCATCAATCAGTTGTTCTGATGCCGACAGCATTATGCTAAGGATAAAGAATCATCAAAATCTTAACAATGATGTTAGGGTTGAATTAATTGAGGTTATGAAGGAGTCAAATCCTGATTGTTATTGGGACGCAAACGACTGAAGGAACGGGAAAAAACGGATCCATCGAAAGATGAGAAGGTTAATTTTCACCCAACTTGAGTATGATACCCGTTGTGTAGAGAACAAGGAGTCACATGGCACCTTCTGCTATCGTGGACGCACTTACACCAAGTAATTGCCAAATCAATTGAATAGTGTTATTGTGGGGGGGAAACCTCCCATTTTTTATGGAAAAAGATAAACTCAAATTGATAGTTAGAAACCTGAGACTTTTAGTTGATGCTCTAGAATCTGAGGTTTTTTCTGATGTAGAAGCATACACTAACAAGACTAAATATCAAGCACCTATTGTTGATTATGAAGAAATTTTTGATGATGATGATGGGTATCAAGATTGAGGAGAATATCCATGTATGAAGAACTAGACACATTTGAAAGAGCACTTCAACATTTTGGCACAAGAGTTGAAGTAATTACTTGTTTAGAAATAAGTAAAAGAATTTCATCAGAGGATGCTTATCAACAAATTAAAGTAGAACTCAAAGAACTCAAAAAAGTAAGAAAAGCAGAGAAGCAATGACAGCAAAACTTATTTCAGTAACTCCTGATGCAGAAAAGCAAATTGCTTACTGTGCCAGAGTAAGTAATCCCTCTAATCAGGATAATGATTCCTTTGAAGGTCTCATTAAGTACTGTATCAAACATAAACACTGGAGTATCTTTGAGCAGGCATACCTGTCTATTGAGTTGGAAACAACTAGAGCAATAGCAGCTCAAGTTCTGCGTCATAGGTCTTTTACATTCCAGGAATTTTCACAAAGGTATGCAGATTCATCTCTGCTTGGTAAAACTATTGCCTTGCCTGAACTGAGACGTCAAGATACTAAAAATCGTCAGAACTCTACTGATGATCTTGACCCATTTGTACGTCAGAACCTTGAGTTACAGATGCAGACTCTATTTGACTCTTCTATGGCACTGTATCAACAGATGTTGGAGAGAGGAGTGGCAAAGGAATGTGCTCGTATGGTGCTTCCACTGGCAGTTCCAACAAGAATGTACATGAGCGGTTCAGTGCGATCATGGGTTCATTATATTGAACTGAGATCTGCTAATGGCACACAGAAGGAACATATGGATCTTGCTAATGAATGTAAAGCAATTTTCAAAGAACAATTTCCTACAATATCTCAAGCATTAAACTGGTAATAAATATTAACACACAAGGAAAACATATATGCCTACATACCCTGTTATTAATTTGGAAACTAAAGAAAAGAAAACTCTTAGTATGACCATGAAAGCATATGATGAGTGGAGAAAAGAAAATCCTGGTTGGGATAAAGATTGGTCAGAAGGTTGTGGAGGAATTGATACAGAATTTAAATGGACTGGTGAAGCTAAATCTAATGGGTGGAATGAAGTCCTAGACAGAGCATCTAAACAACCAGGTGCTACAGTTCGTAAAAATCGTTACTACGGATAAATCTTAATCTCTTATAACATATGCCAGCTAAAAGAAAAAGTTCATCATCGTCAGGTATTGGCACCAACCCAGTTCCATTTGGTATGAGTAATAGACAAATGAAAAGGAAAAAACCTATCAATCTTGAGTATATTAAAAAGATTGAACCTCTGACAGAAAACCAAGAAAAATTTTTTGATTCATATAAAGATGATAAAAATATGGTTGCCTATGGTTGTGCTGGCACAGGAAAGACCTTTATCACATTGTATAATGCCCTACAACAAGTCTTAGATGTAAATTCACCTTACCATAAGATTTACATCATTAGGTCTCTTGTACCCACCAGAGAGATTGGTTTCTTACCAGGTGATCATGAAGATAAATCTGACATTTATCAGATTCCATATAAAAACATGGTCAAATACATGTTTGAGATGCCTGATGACAATTCTTTTGAAATGTTGTATAATAATTTGAAGTCTCAAGGAACTATTAGTTTTTGGAGCACATCATACATCAGAGGTACAACATTTGATAATGCTATCCTTATTGTTGATGAATTTCAAAACCTAAATTTTCATGAACTAGACTCTATTATCACTAGAGTTGGTGAAAATTCAAAGATCATGTTTTGTGGTGATGCTACTCAAACTGATTTAGTAAAACTAACAGAAAAGAATGGTATTATTGATTTCATGAGAATTTTAGGCAACATGCCATCCTTTGATATAATTGAATTCCAAGCAGAAGACATTTGCAGAAGTGGATTTGTTAAGGAATACATCACTACTAAACTTGAATTAGGACTCTAATGTTTAACCATATTGAAATTGATTATCCAAAACTTGAAAGACAGATGATTCAAGGAGTTAGATATTATGATGCTCCTGATGGACAAAAGTTAGTTTCAATTACATCAATTATTAGTCACATTAATCGTGAAATCTTCAGAGCATGGAGAGCAAAGGTTGGTAATGATGAAGCCAATAAAGTTACTAAACAGGCAACTTCAAGAGGCACAGATATGCACACTCTTAGTGAGTATTATCTAAAAAATAGTGAACTACCAAGTGTTCAACCTCTATCAGAGATGTTATTCAAACAGGCTAAACCTACTTTGAATAAAATTGATAATATCCATGCTCTTGAACAATCTCTGTTCAGTTATAAATTGGGTGTTGCTGGTAGTGTAGATTGTATTGCTGAATATGATGGCGAACTTGCTGTAATTGATTTTAAGACCAGCAAGAAACCAAAACCCAGAAATTGGGTTGATCATCATTTTGTACAGTGTGCAGCATATGCTTGCATGTTATATGAGATGACTGGTATAATGGTAGAGAAATTTGTCATCATCATGTCATGTGAAAATGGTGAAGTAAAAGTTTATGAAGAGTATGACAAAAGAAAGTACATTAATTTGCTCTCAGATTACATTAGCGAGTTTGTTGAATTTAAACTGCAAAATGCCTGAACCAACTATAACTGAATTAATTGAGAAGAAGTTCTATTCTTCCAAGAAGTTCACAGAAGAAATCGAAAAAACAGTCCTTAAAAATAAGGACATGAAATATATTGATGCTATTGTCTTCTTTTGTGAAGAAAATGGTATTGATGTAGAATCAGTTCCTAAATTAGTGACTAAACCACTAAAAGAAAAATTGAAGGCTGAAGCAATGGAACTCAATTTATTGAAGAGAACCTCACGTGCTAAACTCCCACTATAGTATTATTCAATTTGAAGAATTAGATGATTAAAGTGACACCATTTGATGCGTATAAATCCTATTTGGGATTGAAAAACCATTTTACTAAACCAAAGTATGATTATCACAAATATGGTGGTAAGTCCCGTGCAACTGTTCAAAGTTTTTATAAAAGAAGAGATAGATACTTTTTTGAAAAATTGAGCAGACAAAAAACTGATGGTGAAGTAGTTGAGTTCTTTGTATCTAATTTTATTTCTTGTGATAATCCACAATCACTTTGGATTGGTGAAATTGTTAGGAATGGTGAAGGTAATTATGTAGATTGGAAAAAAAGAAAACAATCTATGTCTTATTTGTTTAGAGAACAGATGGATAAACTGTTTTCTGAAAGAAAATTTGATGATGTATTTAAAATTGAGGAAAGCAAACATCCAATTATAATAAAAGAACTTTTGCAAAATAGTATTTCAATTGAATCTTTTATTATCTTAGAAAAAATTATTGGATTTAAAAAAGATTTTGATAAAAAGATGGATGATCCTGTATGGGAATTTATCTCAATGAGAGTTGATAAATATATTTCCTTCCTAGATATTAATGTATTTCATTATAAAAAAATTCTTAAACAGGTAGTAGGACTATGAGTTTCTTTGAATCAGAATTTGTCAAAGACGAAATAGAAGAAATTACAGAACTTCAAGATAATATTTACAAAGCAGTTTTTAATTTTCCCACTATGGGAAGAGAAGAAAAATTAGAACACATTAATACTTTAGAGAAGTTATTAAACAAACAACATACTCTTTATACTAGACTTTGTTTGTCTGATGATGATGAAGCTAAAAAAATGAAAGAAGAAATAATTGATCAAGCAAAAAAACTGGGTTTTCCTCCTGGTGTAGATTTGGGATATGTGTTTTCAAACATGGGTTCAATTATTAAAAACATGAAACTATCCCTTGACAACACATCTACATAGGTTAGAATGAGGCTGCCTGATCCTCTACCAAGCTAAGGGACACAGACCAAATACAACTAATACGGAGAATACATGTCTTTTAATGACCTGAAAAAGCAATCTTCACTTGGTTCTCTCACATCTAAACTTGTGAAAGAAGTAGAGAAGATGAACAATACTGGTGGAGGTGCAGATGAACGCCTTTGGAAACCAGAAATGGATAAGTCTGGTAATGGGTATGCAGTAATTCGCTTCCTACCTGCTCCAGAAGGAGAAGATCTTCCTTGGGTAAAACTCTTCTCTCACGCCTTTCAAGGACCTGGTGGATGGTATATTGAAAACTCCTTAACTACTGTGGGAGGAAAGGATCCTGTTGGAGAATTGAACAGGGAACTATGGAACAGTGGTAATGAATCAGACAAAGATGTTGTGCGCAAGCAAAAGCGTAAACTTTCTTTCTATGCCAACATTTATGTTGTCAAAGATCCTGCTAATCCACATAATGAAGGAGGTGTATTCCTCTATAAGTTTGGTAAGAAGATCTTTGATAAGATTATGGAAGCAATGCAACCTGAGTTTGAGGATGAGACTCCAATCAATCCTTTTGACTTCTGGCAGGGTGCTAATTTCAAACTGAAGTTGAAGAAGGTTGCAGGTTACTGGAACTATGATTCTTCTGAGTTTGCAGCAGTTTCACCACTTCTAGAAGATGATGATGCTATGGAAGCACTCTGGAAAAAAGAATATTCTCTCACTGCCTTTACTGCTGCTGATCAGTTCAAATCTTATGATGAACTGAAGAAGAGAGTTGATTATGTTCTGGGCAATAAGTCCATTCGCAAATCAGTAGAGGAAGAGACGCAATATGACAATTACGCAGCAACAGAACAAAAATCAGTTAGTGAAGAAGAAGTTCTCAAAAAACTTGAGGATTCTTTCCAAGCATCAAAAGTTGTTAAAGAAGAATCATCTTCTAATGACGATGATGATCCTATGGATTACTTTGCAAAGCTCGCTGATGGATGAAGTATGATTAGAATATAATAATCATAGAGGGAGGTGTATGCCTCCCTTTTTTGTGAGCAAAATTGAACTTTAATTCCAAAAAAGGGGCAAAAAAAATCCAGGTAAAAAATGACCCCTTTAGGATTTTATTGATATAGTTTAATATTATCTGCAATAGAGAGATCAACTGACTGATACTGTGAAGATCCTTTTAAATTAATTAATTGCTTTTTAATTAAGTCTAATGCCAGACTAACAAATTTACCTTTAAGAACATAGATGTTTCTTCTATTTGTTTGTATTTTTTCCTCATACTCATAATTGGAAATAGTTGTCACTGGATTTAATGTAATGATTGATCCTCCACTAAGAAACTGCACAGTGTAATTTTTTGGAACTGTGATTCCTTTTTTAACAATAACAACACCATTATTATTATCTTTTACTTGTTCTGTTTCATAATGATGAGGTAAAGATAAGTTTTCCTCTGTTCCATACTTTTTAATTAGGTAATTATATTGTGAAGTTTGACTCATTGGCCATTCTTCAAATTGATTTAGTGTATTATTTGCTAACATCACCAACCAATCTAAATTTGAATCACCATAAAGTTTATAAGCAACCTGATCAGGTCTTTCATCTCCTATAATTTTATATTTTGTGAAGTTAGTTATATCATTTAAAACTTGATCAGTTAGTTTTATTCTTCTAAAAATATTTTTTAGAGTAATGTAATCTGAAATTTTTGAATCTGGTTCACGACTTACATAAGCAAAATCTGGAAGGTAATCGAAATACTGTTTAGACATTTTTTAAAATCCCATATCGTCTGAATTATCATATTCATCAGCATAAATTGGTTGCAGTTCACCAAATGACATGCTTATAGCATAAGAAGTCATTGAACCATCTGGGAAGGTTGAATATGAACCATCAGGTGTGTAATTAACATTAAAAGATGTCATTGCACAAGGTTTAATTTTATTCAAGAAAGGATGGTTACTAGTGTCACTATCATCAAATATATATTCAATTTGAAAAACTCTTGGTGTTTTTAAAAATAAACCACTAGTAGATCTTTGTGGTGAAAAATTTCTTTTAAAGGTTTTTATAATTTTTCTTACAGTTACTGCCTCATCTTCATCTCTAGGAGTGAAAACAAAGTTAAATTGAAATGTCCTCATCCTTGGACCAGTAAAAAGAAGTTCAAGATTTGGATTTAAAACTTGTCCAGTGGTTCTACCTTGAATGTTTGCACCAACTGCTTGACCAGCAAAATAAGCAATTAATGCTTGTTTTGTTCCAGAATCATTGAAAGTTTTATTAAAGTTTTCCCCTGCTTTTTTAGCAACTTCTAGTAATCCAGCAGCATCAAAATTACTTATACTATCTATTGCTCCCATTGCCGCTTCTGCCAATGAACCTTTTACAGCATCAAGTTTATCACCACCCCAGTCAACTGATTGACTTGTTGAGAGATTGGGTTGCATTGGGAGTATTACTGTTTCTAGAGGATCAGTTAGTACTCTTGATGCACTTTGAGTTCTTTGATTTGATAAAGATGGTAAACCTGACGTAACATAATTGTATGCTGTAATCCTAATAAAATCATATCCCAAATCTGGTATTTCTTTTGGATATCTTAATACTAATCCACGATTTGTTACTGGTTCTCTAAAATCAGTTTCTGGTTCAAATGTTAATTTTTCAGCAGTGCTTACAGCATCATCAACATTTGTGCTATCATTTGGATCTTCTACTCCTGTGTTATTTGAATTTGCTGGAGCAACATTTTCTTGATCATCTTCTGTTCTATCTGGAGCAGCTGTGGATGTATTATCTTCTAAAGGTCTATATCCCTCGTAACTCGTTATGTTAATATAATTTTTTCTTTGTAAATCTGTAGTAGCATTTTTATCAATTAATGCTAGATTTGATTCTCTTGCACCTAAATTTATATTTTTTAATTGAGATGTTCTTCCAGAATCTCCAGCAAAAAAACTACCATATAATGATTCATTCTTGATTACTGTTTTGTTATTTGATGCATTATATTGATATATCAGAGCATCTCCTAATACATTTTTTTCATAAACATCATAATTTCCAGTATTAGTATTTAAAGTTACTTTAAGATCTTTCTTAGAAGATGAAGATGCACCACTATTGGATGTTGTTGTTTTATCAAATCTAAAAGTCGCGTTATAAGTTACAGCACCTGCTGAGGTTTGTGCCCAACCACTTGTATCTCTATCTTTATATTTACCCATTATAGAGGTGCTTTGTTTAGTTATTTATTCTAAAATATTGATATGGAATAGATCTCAGATCATTTAATTCCATAGGATAAATTACATGCAAATTTCCAATCACTTCTTGCCATGTATAGTTTCTAAATTCTCCCCAGTGATAATTCAAACCTTTAAATCCCCATCTATCAATTGATACACATGCTATAAGTGGATTTTGATCATATTTAATTCTTGGTGTTTTAGGAGCGTAGATAAAAGTATAATATTTACCAACATCAGGAACTACATCAACATCAGTGGCAGTTTCAATAATAGCAGTCATTCTCTCATCAGCATCACCTAAATTTATAATGCCATCAGTAATATATTCAAATCTATTATTTGTGTTTTCTAGGTACTCCTCTTGGTCCATAGAGTTCTTCCTCTGTTATAATTTTAAACTCAAGACCATTATCAAGACAAAACTCTTTAGCAGATTTCCATTTTGCTTTATTCACTTCAAAAGTTTTACATTCAGTTATATAAGATGATGTCACCCTTGATCTTTTTGCTGGAGGTTTTGTTTGTTTCTTTGGTTTAACTTCAATAATATATTTTTTAATCTTTGATCCTTCTTTCACTTCAATTAGATAATCTGGGTAATATCTATGTACCTTATTGTCAATTGGTGAAATATAAGGTATACTGAATTCTTCACTTGCCCAACTTAGAACATTTTCATTTATATCACAATATCTGCAAAAAGTTCTTTCCCAGTTACTTCTACAAATAATATTATTTGAATTACCCTTGTACTTTTGTGGATTGCTAGGTTTATATTTACTCTTGTAAGATATTCCCACAGCTTGTCTACATAGTAATAGTAATCAAACGTATTTATACTGTGCCAACCAGACCAAATATAGTATCTACCTCAAGTTTAAAGACAAGATTACTAAATCTGTCTCAAACCTCTGTATATACTGTTAGTCTAAATCCCCCCAATGAGGTAAATCTTTTTCTTAACAATTCAGGTTTAAGTTATGCCACTGATGGAAGAGATTTAGAACTTCTAGCATCTGAAACAACACTGCCTGGAAGTACATTTGCTACTCATGATAGGACTAGTGATTTTGTTGGTGTCACTGAGAAGATGGCATATAGAAGAATATATGATGAAACTATTGATATGACATTTTATGTTGATAAGGAATATAAAATTATTGAATTTTTTGATGGATGGATGGATTATATTTCTGGTGTAGGTAGGACAGGAACAAAGGAAGAATATAAAAACCAAGCAGCAACTTATAGGATGAGTTATCCAAAATATTATAAAACCAATATTTCAGTAACAAAATTTGAAAAAGATTTAAGAGATAAGGCGATGACCTATACTTTTGTAGGAGCATTTCCCATATCAATTAATAATATACCTCTTTCATATAATACTAGTGATATTACCAGATTTTCAGTCTCATTCTCTTATATAAGATATACTAGAGAGAGGCACAATACAACACAATCAGTGAATTCATTCCCACTTGGTGGTCTAAGTGAGGGTGATATAGTTGGTGTTGTTAATATTGGAAATGGTCTTTTTAGAATTCAAAGATTACTAAATGGTCAAATAATTACTGAGGTATCTAGTTCTAAACCAACACTATAAATAATCACACTGAAATTTAAAATATGCCTTTACCAACAATTGCCACCCCCACTTATTCTCTGATTTTACCATCAACCAAAGAAGAAGTTAATTATAGACCATTTCTTGTAAAAGAAGAAAAACTTTTAGTTCTTGCTCTTGAGAGTGAGGATCAGAATCAAATTTCAACAGCGATTAAAACTGTTATTCAATCTTGCATCAAAAGTCAGATTGATATTGAAGTGCTTCCTACTTTTGATATTGAATTTCTTTTCTTAAATATTAGAGGAAAATCAGTTGGAGAAGAAGTTGAAGTAAATATTATTGCACCTGATGATGGTAAAACATCAATTCCTATCACGATTAATCTTGATGATATTAAGGTAAAGGAATTTGATGGTCATGATAAATTTATCAAACTTGATGATAATTTGATGATGGAAATGAAATACCCATCTTTAAGTCAGTTTATCTCAAATAATTTTGATTTTAACCAAAAAAATACAACAGAGCAGACTTTTGATTTAGTTGCTGGTTGTATTGATAAAGTATATAATGAAGAAGAAACATGGGATGCATCTGATTTCTCCAAAGAAGAAATGAATGAATTTCTTGATCAAATGAATTCTCAACAATTTAAAAAAGTTGAAAAATTCTTTGAAACTATGCCTAAATTATCTCATGAAATTACTGTAAAGAATCCAAAAACTAAAAAATCAAACAAAGTTGTTCTTGAGGGGTTATCAAGTTTTTTCGCATAGGCATGGTCCATATGGATCTTGAAAGTTATTACAAATTGAATTTTGCCTTGATACAGTACCATAAATATAGCTTGACAGAGATTGAAAATCTAATTCCTTGGGAGAGGGATGTTTATGTGACTATGCTTAAACAACATCTGGATGAAGAGGAACAAAAGGCAAAGGCAAGGAATGGCTCTTGAGACTGAACAAAAAGTAAATGATGATCAAATGGGTCAAGAAATTGATCCAAAAAATCTTGAGCTTTTAGGTATTAAGGACACTGTTGATATAACTGTAGATGATTATAAAACTCTACTCAGAGAGAAAATAACTGAGGCAAGATTAAGAGACACTGGTATGTCCACTGAGGACATTGAGAGTCTTACTGATGAATTTAAAAAAATAAAAAATGAAACTGGAACTTTTAAAACAAAGAAGAAAAAGATAGGTGCAGATGCCTTTAAAAGAAAAGCAGAGGTAGTAAAAGAAAAAGATAATAAACCCACACAAATAAATCCTCAAAAATTATTACCACCTTCAATACTTCAAGAACCTAAAGATGAACAAGTACCTGATGGTCTTGATGATTTATTAAATGATATAAGAAGTGATCAAGAAAAAACAAATGATATTTTAACTTCTGTTTTAGCGCCAAGTTTTGCTAAGATGGAAGAGAATCTTAAAAATATTCTTGGAAATACAAAAAAAATAAATGAGGCAAAAAAGGAAGAATCAAGAGATGCTGATATTGGTGAACAAAAAGAAGAAAGAAAAGGTAGAGAAGCAGAATTAGAAGATAAAGCAAAAAAAGGTGGTGGATTCAAAAAAATTGCTGCAAAGATAAAACCTGTTGGTGGATTCTTTGATATGTTGATGAATTTTCTTAAAAATATTCTTCTTGGTGGCGCTATAGTTGGATTGATGAATATTTTGGAAAATCCTGTTGGATTTTTCATTAATCCTGTTATAAAAACAATTAATGAAAATTTAGTCACACCACTAAATGGAGTTTTGACGGATATATTTACTTTTCTTTCAGATCCCATTCAAGGTGTGATAGATGGACTTAATACTGCAGGTGGATTTGTTATAGACAGAATAAATGATGCTCTTGCTCTATTTAATTTTGATCCAATTCAGGGATTTGATCCAATACCAGATTTTGAGATTCCTCAAATACCTGAAATTAAATTGATTGAACCACCAAAAGAAGAATCAGGAACAAATTCAAAACCTGAAGTTCCATCTGTAAAAGGAATGAAAGGTGGTGGAGAAGTTAAATCTTCTAAGAAAAAAGATACTCCTGCAAAGGGAATGAAAGGTGGTGGAGAAGTTAAATCTTTTAAGAAAAAAGATACTCCTGTAAAAGGAATGAAAGACGGTGGAGAAGTTAAATCTTCTAAGAAAGACACTTCAGTAAATTTATTACGTTATAATAAAGGTGGAGAGATTTATAATTATAGTCCAATTGTTATGAATGGAACTCCTATGACATCATATAGTGGTGGTGGATCAATAGTTAATGGTGGAGACTCAGTAGTCAATTCATATAGTGGTGGTGGATCAATAGTTAATGGTGGAGACTCAGTAGTCAATTCATATAGTGGTGGTGGATCAGTATTCAATAACAACTCTAATACATCTTCTTTGATATCAAGTTTTAGTAATGGTGGATCAGTATTTAATAATAACTCCAATACTTCCAATAACAACTCTAATACTTCTAATACATCTTCTTTGATATCAAGTTTTAGTAATGGTGGACCAGTATTTAATAATAACTCTAACAACTCCAATACTTCCAATAACAACTCTAATACTTCTAATACATCTTCTTTGATATCAAGTTTTAGTAATGGTGGACCAGTATTTAATAATAACTCTAACAACTCTAATACTTCTAATACATCTTCTTTGATATCAAGTTTTAGTAATGGTGGACCAGTATTTAATAATTTGTACAACAAATCAAATACTGAATCATCCACAAAACCACAAAATATAAACAACTTTAGGTTTGACAGTGGTGGTCCAATTTCTAGTAATTCTGGACAAACTATTTCAGGAATGGGTCCTGATACTCAATTAATAGCTGCTCAACCTGGTGAAATTGTAATGAGTAAATCATCAGTTAATTACTGGGGTAAGAATAATTTACTCTCTATGAATAAAGAGGGGGGTGGAACAAATATTCCTAAGACTGGAAAAGTTACTGGATTTAGTAGTGGTGGAGTTGTTCAACCAGTTCCACAGGGATCTTATAAAGGACAATCAGGTCAAAAATATGGTGATTCAAGAAAATATGGTGGACACAATGGAATTGATATAACAGAAGATTCACCTTATGGTCAGGATCCTAAAATTCCTGTTGTTTCTATAGCAGATGGTAAGGTTGTAGGAGATAGTCCAAACTATCCATATCTAACATCTGGTTATACATCAAATTTATCTGTCAATCATGGTAACGGATTGATAGCAACATATCTCCATATGAAACCATCTTTAAAAGTGGGTTCCCCAGTAAGAAAGGGTCAAAAAGTTGGAAAATTGATTCCTTTAGGTTCAAAAAGCGATAATTATGCTCAAACACATTTACATCTTGAAACTCATAAAGATGGAAAGAAAATAAATCCTCTTAAAGTTTTGGGTGGGACAGTTAAACCTGGAACTGGATCTGAGATAGAATCTTTACCAAATGAAGGTGCTCCTGCTATGAAATCTGTTGCTCAAGTACTTCCAAAATCAAAAGAATCTACTTCACAAGCACCTAGTCCTCCATTGTCTGCCAATTTAAAAACTATTTTTATTCCACCAGCAGGAGGACAAAAGTCTGGTTCTAAAACTACTAGTTCATCAGCAGCACAACAAAAAAATATAAGTGCATTTTCTGCAATTGATTCATCAAATACTGAATTAATGGTCGTAAAATCAATCTATAATGTAATAGGATAATGTCAGCAGCAATTATAGGTTCAGCAATAAAATTTTTAGGTGGTCAAGTAGGAAAAAAGGCTTTGATGCAAGGTGCAAAATCTTTTGCAAAAGATAAAGCAAAGGATTTTGTAAAAGATAAAGCAAAAGAAAAAGCGAAAAATTTTGTAAAAGGAAAAAAGAAAAAAAATGATAATGCCTTAACTAAAGCAGAAACATATGGTGATGAATCAAAAGGTGGGGCACTTATAAAAAAACCAAGTTCATCATTAACTGCTTCAAAATCTATAAAAAGTTCAGATATAGTTAAAAGTTCTGGACAGGAACCACCAAAGAAAATTGGTTTTGATAAACTAACTGAAAGTGTATCAAATCTAGTAAAAATTACTGAGGAATTAAATCTTGTCCAACAGGAAGGATTAAAATTTGATGAAAAAAGAGCAAGAGAAGATAGTAAAGATCTTCAAGAAGCAAAAAGAAAGAGAAGAGAAAGATTTTTAGAATCAGGTAAGAAAGTTCTTACTGGAGCTGTTGGCGCAGTTGGTGCTGTAGGAAAAGCATTCAATTTAGATGATTTTTTAAATAATATATTGTTGGGAGGAGCATTAGTAGGTTTATTAAATCTTCTATCTGGATCTGAAAAACTTTTTGTTAATTTATCAAAAAATCTTTTTAGAATTTATAAGGTTTTACCCAAATTACTTAAAAATTTATTTGACCCATTTGGTATATTTTCTAAAACATTTGGTAAATTAACTAAACCATTTAGAAATTTCTTAAAGAAAACAGGTAAAAAACTTTTTTCAAGAATAAAAAATATAATTGGAAAGGGACTTAGAAAATTAGCTAATGGAATATTTGACTTTGCTAAGAATATATTTGACAAATTGTTTAAGGCATCTACTGAACTTGGTCAAGAGGCAGCAGAAAAAGCAGCAAAAAATGCAGGCAGGGAGGCAGCAGAAAAAGCAGCAAAGAGAGCATCTAGGGAAGCAGCAAAAAAAGCAGGTCAGACAGCAGCAGAAACAGTAACAGAAAAAGCAGTAAAAACAGCAGCAGAAACAGGATTAGAAACAGCAGCAGAAAAAGCAGCTAGGGAAGCAGCACAAATAGCAGCAGTAAAAGAATTAAGAAGAAAGGCATTTAGAGAATTAGTTATTGCTCGAGCAATTCAAGAAGGTTTGAAAGGAGCAGATCTTAAGGATAAAATTGATAAAGAAATGCTAGAGTTTGCTGTAGGGCAATCTGGATTGCCAGATGAAGCATTTAAAGCAACTTCTGAAGAAGCAGCTGAAATAATCACTAGAGAATTAAGTGGACAAACTGCAACAAATGTAAAACCAAAACCAAAAGGATTTTTTGGTAGAATTGGTCAGGGATTAAGTGATGCTAGAACTGGTTTAGTAGATACTGCTAGATCTGCTGCAGAAGGTTTTGGAAAACTTACATCTAATTTTCTTAATGATGCTAAATCTAAAATATATAATTTTTCTGGAAACATAAAAAATGTTGGTGAATCTTTTGTTAGTACTTTAAAAAATTTAGATCCAAGAAAATTTACGGAAATTGCTGAAAAAAATATAAAAAAACCAATTCTAGAAATACTTGAAAAAAATAAAACCTATAAATCTTTAACAGATATAGTAAAAAATCCAAAAACAGCAAAAACAGTTGGAAACGCAGCTAAAGAAACTGTTGAAAACCAATCAAAAACTCTTATAACTGTTTTAAAAGGAGCAAAAAATTCTGGTCTTGCAGAGATATCTGGACCTATTGATAAAATCATTGGAATAGTTGAGGCTATACTTAAATATAGTTTTGGTGAAGCTCCTGTTAATGCTATAGCTACAACTATAGGAGGAATTTTGGGTTATGGAGCTGGATTTGCTATAGGTTCAGCATTTACAGGAGGAGTACCCTCCCCAGTAGCATTCGTATTAGGCGTTGCTGGCAGTATTGCTGGAGAAATGTTAGTTAACAAATTAATAGAAACTTTATATCCAACAATTGATCCAGAACAGAATCAAGATCCAATAGCTGAAATGTTGGGTTTACCAGCAAGACCCTTGATTAGAGATCCTTCCTTATCATGGGAAGACTATAAAAAGAAATTTGATATGAAAGAGGGACTTCATTTCTTTGGAAATAAAGTTAATTTTCCTTTAGGAAATAATCAAGAAAAAGAAGAGACAGGTGGAAAAGCAACTCAACCTACTGTTCAACCACAGACAGTTCAACCACAGTCTCCATTGGTGGGAACTTCTACAAAAGGTAGTGCTAAATTTGGAACATCAGAGCAGAAGAAAATGCTTGATGCTATTTCTTTTGCAGAGGGAACAACAAAAAGTTATGGCACACTTTATGGTGGAAAAGTCATACCAGAACTTGCTGCTGGTAAAATGACTATTGCAGAGGTTTTGAAAATGCAAAAGTCTAAAATGTATAATGGAAAAAGTGTTTATGGGAGTGGGTATAATTCTAATGCAACTGGTAGATATCAGTTTATGTCATATGTTTTAGAAGAAGAAATTAACAGACAGGGTATCTCCCCCAATGAATTATTCACTCCAGAGATGCAGGATAGATTGATTTTAAATAGGATTTCTAGAATGAGAGGTGTAACACCAGAACTATTATCAAAGGAGGGAATGAGTGACAAAGTTATTGATATGCTAGCACCTGAGTTTGCCTCTTTCCCTAATTTAATTGGACCAGACTCAAAAGGAAATGTTGGTACAAATACAAGTTATTATGGACAAGGTGGCAAATCAAAAGAAGAAATAAAAAGAGCTTATGGTCAATCAACTGGAAAAGTTGATTCAAATAAACAAACTTCAAGTAAAACAACAACAGATAGTAATGAAGGTGCTCCTATAGCAAAAGATCAAAATCAAGACTCCTCTGCATCATTAGAAACAAATTCATCATCATCTCAAACAACAACAGCAACTGTGGCAAAACAATCACCATCATCAACATCAACTGCCTCTTCATCTCCATCTCTACAGAGAACAGCATCTTATGAACAGGGTGCAGAACAAACAGTTGCTATTCCTTTATCTCAGATGCAAGATCAAATGCCACAAATGATTCCTTCAAAAGGTAAGAGTATGATAATACCCACAAGTGCATTAAATAGATATTATAGAGATCAATTACTTGGATCTCTTTATAAGCAAGGATAATGTCATACCAAACTTCACCAGTTCAAGCTGGTTCAATTGATAGATTTCAAATAACATCAAATTCTAGCGCTAGAAATAGTATAGACATGTCTGGTGGTGTGGTGGATTTTAGATATTATGAAAGTGTATTATCAAATGTTGTTACAGCAACTGCAACCATAGTAGAAACTGGTTTTCAAACTGATGGTCAACAAGCACTATCAGGTAGGGGAACTATTGATGGTCTTCCTATTCGTGGAGGAGAAAGAGCAGAGATATCTTTGAAAGATTCATATGATAATGAATTAACTTTTTCTAATGGACTTTATGTAAACAGAGTTAGAGATGCAACACCAGGAACACAAAAAGATCTATACTTTTTAGATTTTTCATCATCTGAATACTTTGCAAATGATCAAACAAGAGTAATAAAAAGATATGAAGGCAAAATATCTGAACATGTAAGAAGCATATTAACAAATGTATTGCAAACTGAATTGACTTTAGATATTGATGAAACTTCATCTAATTATAATTTCATAGGGAATGCTAGAAAACCATTTTATACATGTACATGGTTAGCATCTAAATCCATCCCAAATACTACAGCACTTGGTGACACAGCAGGATTTTTATTTTTTCAAACTAAAGATTCTTTTAAATTTAAATCTGTTGATTCACTTCTTTCTCAGACTTCTTCTAAAAGATATATTTTCAATAACACTGGAGATATAGAAACAGGATATGATGCTAAAGTTCTTACTTACTCAATTGATAGTGACATAGACCTTCATGAAAAATTATCATTAGGATGTTATAATAATAGATCTTTATTTTTTGATCCAATATCATTTAATTATAATGTGCAAGATTATAATATTACCAATCAAAGTTCAAATAGGACTGGAACACAATTTAGTGGAGATTTAGTAGCAACAGAATTTACTCAGTCACCATCAAGACTAATGAATATGGTTCTTGATACTGGATCCATGCCTAAAGGTAGATCTTCTGAAGAACAATTGAGAGAATGGAAAAGTCAACCAAGTGTTCCAAACTTTAATCCTCAACATACTACGGTGCAGTCTATAATGAGATATAATCAATTGTTTACAATCCAAACACAGATCACTATTCCTGGAGATTTTACAATAAGAGCTGGTGATTTAGTTAGTGTTGATGTACCTAAGCTTGAGGGAAGTTCAAATAAAGAAAAGAATGATGAATCATCAGGCATATATATGGTAGCACATGTGTGCCATAAGATCACACCAGAAGAAACACTCACAAGTTTGGCATTAGTTAGAGATTCATACGGATGATGGAACAAACATTTTTAAAGCAACATTTTGTTGGAAGAGACGGATTCATTTGGTGGATAGGTCAAATAGCGAGTGAGGAAAGTTGGATTGCCAATATTGCTCCTGCACCAGTTAATACTGCTAGTGATCTACCAGGTGTAGGTGAAAGATATAAAGTGCGTATCATGGGATACCACACTACTTTTAAGACTGATTTGCCTGATGATGATCTACCATGGGCAAGTGTGATGTATCCTGTTACAGCAGGTACTGGTAACAGGGGATATTATGAAAATGCTCAATTAGCGCAAGGTAATTTTGTATTTGGATTTTTTCTTGATGGTGATGATGCTCAACAACCAGTTATAATGGGTTGTATTGGTCATAATGAATATGCTGAGGTAATGAAAAATGTACCAGATACTCCATTTAAACCATTTTTAGGATATTCTGCAGCTGACCAATCTAGAGTAGCAAAAAATCAATTAAAAGTAGTTCCAACAAACGCTGAGTTACCACAAAATAATCCTGATGGTGGAGTAGCAGAGACAAAAGTAAATGAGGCAGTTAATCAATCAACTGGTAATACTGTTAAAGATAAGGGGTCTCAAGCTCAAGCAGCAACTGGTAAAAATAATCTGGTTGTTTCATCTCCTTCAACTGATACTGATGGTAATAGTACTCAAAGTCCTTTAGAAAAAATTAGATTTCAATTACAGAATGGTATTCAGGAAATTGAACAATTAAGAAAATTAATTTATGATATTTCATCTTCTTTATCAGGTGATATTAATAAATTAAACGCAAAAATTCAAAATGTTATAAAAAAAATATCAAAACAAATAGCATCTACATTAAAATCATTATATAATTTAGTTATTGAAAACGTTGTTAATACTTTTAATTTTGGAATTAAAACGTTACTTGACTTAATACCAACAGATTATAAACCACTTGGTGAACAAGCAGCTGCAAAGGGAGCTAGTGAATTAAAATGTGCTATTAGAAATCTAATTGGATTTTTAGTAAGTCAAGTTGCTGAATTTGTTGGTGAGGCAATTCAGAGAGTAATTAATGTTCCAATGTGTTTTGCTGATCAATTTGTTGGGGGATTTATTGGATCTGCAAAAGCAGCAGTTAATTCAGCTATTGGTTCAGTTTTAAATACTGTTTCAGGTATTGCTGGTTTGGTTGATAGTGGTTTATCCATAGTCAGTGATGTTCTTAGTGGAATTGATTCAGTATTTGATTTTAGTTTCTGTAATACTAAAAATAATAAATCCATAGTACAAACATGGAGTACATTCTTGGGCCAAGGAGAATCTGGTGGTCAAAGTAATTTATTAGATAGAATTAGTAGTATTCCTGAACAAGCAGCAACAATTGGGGAAAGAATGAATGATAGCTTTAATTTTAATAATATTGATTTTACTGCTATGTTTGATACATCAGGATGTGATACTAGCGCAATTACATGTGGTCCACCAGGAATAAGATTCTTTGGAAAAAATGGATCAGAAGCTGCTGGTAATTTAGTTATTAGTGCAGCAGGGGAAGTTCTTGGTGTTGATATGCAGAATTCTGGTTTTGGGTATGGATCAGGAGCAACTGCACAGGTTTTTGATAATTGTGGAAGAGGAGTAGGTGCTAGAGTTAAAGTAGTTTTAGGTACAGGTAATAGAGATAGTATTTTTAATGATCTGTCTACAAATCTTCCGGAGGAAAACAGTGATCCTGAAGATGCTGAAGAAGGAGAAATATATTTTAATTCCAACACTAGTCAAATTAGAATTTATAATGGTACATCTTGGAGGAATATCTAATGGCATCAATTGTTACAGGTGATAGATCAAATGGATTTGAAGTGCTACAAGATAGAATCAAACTGCAGACTGGAAATGTCCTTCCAACAAATTCTGCTCCTGGTCAATTATTTTATAAATTAGATGAGCAAAGAGTATACATAAGAAATTCATCAGGAACTAATTGGGAGATTTTAACTGGGGGAACAGAACAAGCAACTACCACTAGAAGCACTATTCCACAAACTGTAAGTACAGTTCAAACAACTAATGGAGGAATTACAGAATCATCACCAGGAAATTATACTTTCTTTCCTGATAGTGTTACTCAAGAAGGTTCTAATATTCCAAATAATCTTCTCACATCCAATTCAAATGTTGGTCTTAGCACTAATAGTACTATAGGAATAGTAGATGTTATCGTTATAAAGTCTGGAAAAGGTTATCTATCCAGACCTGATGGTAGTAGCGGAGGGGATGGTAGAACATGGGCAACAGCACAAGATACAACAGTGCAACATGAAAATGGAATATATGAAATTCCAATACCTCCTGGAAATATAGTTAATACGCTTCCTGGTGATATTGTAACTATTCCTAATGGATCAAGAATTGTTATTGAACCAACTGGTGAAGAAATTTTAGGTGGAAAGAAAAATATTATTAAAGAAGCAGGATCATTTACTTCTCCCCCACTTGACAATAATGCTATAATTAGAGGAGACTATCCTTCTAGTGGTCAAGGATCTTATCCTGTAATATTATATCTTTGCGATATTCCTATTATTGACTCTGGTATTGGATATACTGATGGTGATGAAATTGTTATTGAACCAAATTTGGGAGCAAAAGCTGTTCCTACATTTGATAAATTTGGTAGACTACTATCAATTAAAGTAACTCAAGGTGGTGAGGGTTTTACAAGCAGACCAAAAATTTATATTAGATCTGAAACTGGTATTAATGCAAAATTGATACCAAAATTCTGTATAGATAGATTAAGTGATGAAGAAGTGAGGGAAGTTGGTTTTGAAAAGGTCATTCAAGTTGTTGATTGTGTAGGTAAAGTATAATGGCAGAAACAAATCCACATGCTACAGGAAAAGGAAATTCTGATGGAGAGATTGTATTTGGCAAGGTCATGGATAATGATGAAATAACAGCATGTTTTCTAAATAATCGTCAAGATAAACTTTCTGACCATTACATAGCGATGTATGAAACTGGTCCAGAACACCTAGAAGGTGGTACTGTAATTCATTCATCTGGTGGAACCTATATTAGAGCTGGCACTGGTATTGAATCAAGAGATGATATTGGTGATAATATTCCAGCTGTAATTATTGAAGCAGACACAAATGATTTAATCCTAGCAGCACCAAATGGAAAAGTAAGGATAATTGCTCAAGGTATTGAATTAGTTGCTGAGGGGTATGATAATACTACTGGAAATATTATTCTCTCAGCTAATGAGAAAATTATTATGAGTGGAGAAAGTATATTAGGTAAAGCTCCTGGTGATATATCATTTACCTGTGAAGGAACCATGAATTTGATTGGAAAATCAACTCTTAATATGTACTCTGCTCTAAAAGATAACACAGATTCTTCACAATCAATTATCAATACTATAGCTCAAGCATTAAGAGGTAGTCTGACACTTACAGATTTTGCTAAAACATTGGGTAAAAAATTATTTTTTCAAAACTAATTAATAATTATGTCACAAAATTTTCAAGAAAGTGTTAATTTTACTGAGCAAGTAATTATAGGATCAGATCCTTTTTCTGTTGCTGCATGTGGATTTGGTGCTGGTCCTCTTAGATTGGATGGTGCTACAGCGATTAAGGGTCCTGTTATCATTGGATCAAAAGCAACTTTTGTTTCTCCAGGAGTGCCAAGAGGAAACTTGATGATTACAAAAAGACCACTAACTGATGTTGTTGGTCTTGCTGCTGAAGCACTTCCTTTATCAATTGTTGAGATTGAAAATAGTTTAATTGGTGGTGTGATAGCAACTCCACTTGACATTTTAATTGGTGCTGTTAGTCCTTGTGGAGTTACAATTAATTCAGGACTTGGAGGAGTTAATATTTTTTCTGGTCCCACTACAATTAAAAGAATGGGTCCTGAAGGTGAAAATACAATTGCAATTCTTAGAAACTATATTTCATCCCTTATTGAAGATATAGGTGCTAAAATATTTGCTGGATTTAAAACAGAATTGGGAGTAGATGTTAATGTAGCATTAGCACTTAATTCAGCTCCTCAAATCAACAAAACAACCAATAATGCTGTTGATCATGTAGCAGCAACTGCTACAGTTAATTTACTTCAAGCTATAAAAAAAGACAAACCTTTTGATATTACTCATCCTAACAAAAAGGGATGGAGACTAAGACATGTTTGTATTGAAGGTCCAGAGATTGCAGTTTATTGTAGAGGTAAAGTGGGGCAAGATGGTGTTATTGACTTACCATCTTTTTGGGAAGGATTTGTTAACACTGATGATATGACTATTAATTTAACTGCTATTGGATCTTGGCAAGAACTTTTTGTAAAAGAAGTTCAGTGGGGTAAAAAAGTGATTGTTAGAAATAATGCTGGTGGATCTATCAATGCTGATTATCATATTACTGCTAGAAGATTAGATGATGATCTTATAGTGGAATATGAAGGTGAAAGTTGTAATGATTATCCTGGAGTTGATGGGAAAGGAAATGAAGGTTATGAATTTAGTTGGGAGAATGATAACATGGAAAGAATTGTAAAAGAAGTTGCAAGAGAAAAACTCAACAAAATGGAGAAAAAATAATGCCAACTAATCAAGAATTAATAACAGCAAATATTGTTCAGGAACAGTCTCAAATAAATGATGTTGTCGTAAATTCTTATACAAATATTGTAGCAATAGATGCTGAAAAAGAACCATATCAAAATGGAATTAATGCCCTTGATATTTTAAATTATACTCAACTTAATGAGGCTAATATTGCTATTAATAGTGTGGGTAAAGCATACCAAGATAGAATAGATAGTGGTTGCAGGAGTGATTTGTTTTGGAGAGTAGTTGGTATCGGTACAGACGAGTCTGGTGCTGGTCCAGTACCTCTTTATTCAATAACTGTTACTAAAATACAACCATCAGGAATTGGAGTAAGTGGTTATTCAAGTATTGTAGGTGCTGGGGTTACCTCTGATAAACTTACTCTTGTTGATCAAGATGGAACTTCAGGTATAACATCAATAGGTTTAGATTCTAAATTAGGATTTGTTACTGATTTTTATCATGGTCTTAAAATTTATGATGAACCCTTCTATGAAGATCTTATAGACAGTTATGTAATTGGTGCTGTTGGTAGGATTGGATTTAATACTAATAGTCTCTTTTTATTCTCCTCCACAACTTTATCTGGAACTAATAGTGGTGGAATTGGAATTGAAACTGGAATGCAAGTTACATCATCTAAGAATGGAGTATTTCCTGGTGTTCAAGGAACTAATACTATTGTTGCAGTTGGTACAACAGTAGTTAATATACAAGAAGCTGGTATTTCAGGTATTAACACTACAACCTCTACAGTATTTTTATTAACTTTAGAGAATAATTCAACTAGCCAGGCTCTTGCTCCTGACAATAATAGTGGAGATTATGTTATCTTTAATATTATCAGAAATCCAGATGATTTTGATTTGGAAGAATTAAGTTTACCATTTGATACTCCAGTATATACACCTCAAACAATTAAAATAATGACTGAGGATACAATTGGTCATGGTGTTAAAATTGAAAAAAATAATTCAGGTGAACCTAATATCACTGCATCTTGGAATCAATTTATGGAAGGACTTTTTGATTATACTCAAGATGATCCTGATGTGGTAGTAGTAGAACCCAGTGTGGGAGCAGGAAGATCTCATTATAGGGTGGGATTTAATAGAAAACCTAGACATCCAATAACAGGAAATGATGCCTCTGAAGGTACAACAATTCAAGTTCTTGCTGCACCTCTTTCAAATGGTACTCTTTATTCTAATACTTCTTCATGTAGCACTGAAATTGCAAATAATTTAACAAATGCAATTGCCAGTAGAGATGCTTTAGAAAATGCTATTGCAAATGATAATGGTAAATTTAAAAAAAGACTTACATTAGCTAATGGTTTACGCAAACAACTTGAAAGATTTAACTTAAGAATATTTGCATATAGACTGCAATCTGGTGATAGTAAAAGAAGACAAGCTGGATTAACGACTTTCCAAGGATTGTTGGATGATCAAGAATTTTTAGATGTATTAAATAGTAACTCACCAGCAAATGTAATTCCTGCAGAAGATCCTTTCAATCCTGCTGGTACAAATTTTAATATGGGATCACTAGGAATCGTAAACAACTAATGACAAAAATTCATCACCCATCAAATAGTAATCTTTCAATAGAATACTCTAGTATTATTGGACCAGAAAATGCAGTATTTTATAGAGGTCACTGCAAGAATAAAAATATTATTTCTCTTCCAGAACACTGGAAAGGGTTAATTGAAGAATCATCTATTACAGTTCAGATAACACCTTTTGGTTCTGATCAAAATATTTTTGTGAAGTCATCTTCACAATATCAAATTACTCTTGGATCAAAAGGTCCATACCCTATAAATTGTTACTTTATTGTGATGGCAACTAGACTTGATGTGCCAAAATTATAACTGTCACAAGAGGTGTTGATCCTTTCTCTAACAGGTGTTATAATTAAATTGTCAATAGGAATCCCATGCTTGAAAACTATCCAGAAGACATTGATCTATCCCCAGACAATGATGATGATGAGTATTTGACCAAGATTATTGTAGACACGTGTGCTCGTAAATTTATTATCTGGTCAAATGAAGGTTCTGAAAGAGATATTGAATGTGATAGTATTGATGAATTTATGAATGTGTTAGAATTAGTTCGTGTTGTTGTTGATGACGATATGATAATTTACTCTGGACCTCTTGTCAAAAGTTAATGCTTAAATATCCATCTGATTTTTACACTGAAATCCTGAAATGCTATGAGTATGAGACCAGAAACACGACAGTCTATGGAAATGTTATTTGTAGCAAAGTGGAACATTCCAAAAGCAGCAAAAAATTGTAATCTAACTAATAAAGAGATGAAGATTACTTTTAATGAATACTGTAGTCTCAATCCTGCCACTTGGAGCACAACTGATGAAACAACTATTCATAGTTGATATTGGTAATGATGAATGTGTAACTCATGATGGATATATTCAAATTGGTGTTTTCAATCACTCTTTAGAGAAACACTTAGAGTTAAATCCTACTATTGATTGGCAAGTGACATATTGGATGCCTGATATATGGGTTAACAGATATAAAAGAGTATCTTTTCAAAAAACTGAAAAGAAGAATGAAGGTTCACCTAGAACTGATAATGCAGCAGATAGTCGCCCAAGAGATTTTCCCGATCAAGCACAAAAAAGATTGGACAGAGTGGTTTAATTATGGGAGTGTGGTGGAATAGGTAGACACACCAGACTTAAAATCTGTTGAGCATTGTGCTCGTGGGGGTTCAAGTCCCCCCACTCCCATTAAAAAAGGACCCCATAGGGTCCTAGCACTTCCTTCACACGTTTTTATTTATAACCTAACTTTTTAAAATATTCACTTTCACATTTGTAGTGTATTCTAAGTTGTTCATAAGTGTCATCGATAATTTTTTCAACTGGATTTTTTGTTTTGTAAGGATTTCTTGATTTGACATAAATTTTATCGTATTTGTTGGGTGTTGGATACATATTGTGTATATGATTATATTGCTGCCACTTGGGCAAAGTATATAGGCTTAAAGGCATAAATAATCTATAATAGAATCACTGCGCTATAAAAATGGGTCTCTCAAGATTAGATAATTTTCTTAAAAATGTACGTGGTAATATAATCTATGTAAATCCTAACGATTTAGATGCTACTGATAGTATAGAGAATCAAGGTAATTCTCTTGCTAGACCTTTCATTACCATCCAAAGAGCTCTGATTGAAGCAGCAAGATTTTCTTATCAGAAAGGACTTGATAATGATAGATTTGGAAAAACAACTATCTTACTCTCTCCAGGTGAGCATCTAGTAGATAATAGACCAGGATGGCTCCCAATTCATAATGAGACTGCAAATACTTTTCAATTGAGAGATGGATCAACTTCAACAAATTTCCCTGCATTATCAACTAATAGTATATTTGATTTAAACTCAAGTGATAATATACTGTATAAGTTAAATTCTGTTTATGGTGGGGTTATTGTACCTAGGGGTGTATCAATTGTAGCTAGTGATCTAAGAAAAACAAAGATCAGACCAAAATACGTTCCCAATCCAGAAAATTCAAATATTGAAAGAAGTTCTTTATTCAGAGTAACTGGTGGTTGTTATTTCTTCCAGTTTAGTTTATTTGATGGTGATCCAAATGGTGTTGTGTATAAAGATTATACAACTGCTACTTTCACACCAGATTTCTCTCACCATAAACTAACATGTTTTGAATATGCTGACGGTGTAAATGATGTAACAATTAATGATGCATTCATATCAAATAAAAGTTTCTTAAGAACTGATCTTGAAATGTATTATGAGAAAGTTGGACTTGCTTATGGTCCATCTTCTGGAAGAAATATTGAACCTGATTATCCATCTAGTAGTATTGATATTCAACCAAAAATTGATGAATTTAGAATTGTTGGACCTTTGAGTGGTCAAATTGGTATCTCAAGTATTTTTGCTGGAAATAGTTCAACAGCAACTAATACTGTTACTGTTCAATTAGATTCTGGAATATCTGGTTTAAATGTTGATACAAAAATAATTGTTAATGATGTTGCTGATACCACATATAATGGTTCTTTTGTTGTCACTACTGTAGAAACTACAGACACAAATGGTAATGCAACAAGATTCACATATAAAGCAACAAATGTACCAACTACTGCATCTTTAACTCCAGCATCAGCTACTGTAACACTAGACACTGATACTGTAGAGTCTGCATCACCATATATCTTCAATATCTCTTTGAGATCTGTATATGGAATGTGTGGAATGCACGCTGATGGTAATAAAGCAACAGGATTTAAATCCATGGTTGTTGCTCAATTTACAGGTGTATCTCTACAAAAAGATGATAAAGCATTTGTAAGATATAATAAAACAGATGGAGATTTTGACAACTACACCACTATAGACAATATTCATAGTGATGGTTTAGCGAAATATCATCCAGATTATTACAACTTCCACATTAAAGCATCAAATAATTCTGTAATTCAATTAGTTTCTATATTTGCTATTGGTTATGCGCAGCATTTTGTTACAGAGAGTGGAGGTGATTTCTCAATCACTAACTCTAACTCCAACTTTGGTCAATTAGCACTTGCATCATCTGGATATAGAGATACATCTTTTGCAAAAGATGATGTTGGATATATTACTAATATTATTCCACCAAAAGCGATTAGCAAATCTACTATTAATTTAGAGTATACTGCTATTGATGTTGCTAATACTGTTTCATCTGCAACTACTAGTAAATTATATCTTTATCAGGAAGAAAATTTATCTAAACCACCAAAATCAGTTATTCAAGGATATAGAATTGGTGCAAAAGTAAATGATAAACTTAATGTTGTAATTTCTGAAAATGGCACCCCTATAACTAGGGAGGCAAGAATTGTAATGCCAAATACAGAAAATACTTCAAATGAAGTATCATCTGTAAAAGTTTCTAATGTTGGCAGGACTGTATCTACTGGTAATAGTATTAGTAGTAATACTGTTACATTTACAGAAGATCATAAGTTTGTAAATGGTGAAACTATTAGAGTTGTTAGTGAAAATGGAAGATTGCCTGATGGATTATTAGATAATAGAGTATATTATGCTATTACTACTGGAATTGATTCAGATAAAATTAAAATAGCTCCAACATTAACTGATGCACTCTCAAGTAATTCATTAACAATTAATAAATTAGGTGGTGAATTATTAGTAGAAAGTAGAGTTTCTGATAAAATTGCAGGTGATGTTGGACACCCTATTCAATTTGATACTACAAAAAATCAGTGGTATGTAAATGTTGCCATGGCAACCACTGAAAATAATATTTACTCCACAGTAAACTCATTAGGTACAAGTGGGATTGGTGCTGCTACACCAAGAACATTCATAACAAGAACCCCAGATGTTAGAAATAATGATGATAGAGTTTACAAATTAAGATATGTAATTCCAGCATCTTCTGCTAATTCTGCAGGAATCGCTTCTGCTAGACCACCTAGAGATTCTTATGTTTTTACCGAATCAAATGATGTTACAGGTTCAAATAATGCTGAAGTAGCATTACAATTTGGTCCAACATCAGTTTCTATGACTAATGAGTCTGAGTTGAGAAACTTTAGATTTATTAATTATGCTTCATATTCTACTGGAAATTCAACTTTTGTTACTGAGATACCTCACAATCTTTCTGTTGGATCAAAAGTTTTAATTGAAAATGTAACCAGTTCCAATAATACAACAGGTGTTGGAAATTCAGCATATAATGGAGCATTTACTGTTACTGGTATAACCACTTCTAATTGTTTCACAGTAAGTGGACCAACTAGTGCTCCTGGAACATATACAAATAATAGTAACGTAAGAAATACATCTCTTCCAGTATATAAGAGACAAAGACAAGATAAGACTTATTACATCTACAATACAGAACAATTAAAAGAATATATTACTGGTGAACAAACTGGTATCTACTATCTAACTGCTATTAATTCATCAAATGCTCCTGCAGTTAGTCCATTTAACACCAGTGAAAATTTTGAATTCTCACAACCAATAACTAATCTCTATCCACAAACTGATAGAGATAATCCAATCTCTAATCCTGAATCATCAACAACATATTCTTTACCAGAACCACTTGGACAAACTGTTATAGATGAATCAAGAAATAGTGTTACTAGAGAGACATTAAATCACTATTTTGATGATTTTGGTATTGGTATTGGTATCACTGATATTGTATCAAATAGTGCTGGTACAGCTCACACCATCTTCACTAATATTGATCATGGACTGCAGAGAGTAACTAGAATCAGTCTACTTAGTGCTGGATCAGGGTATGGAGAAGGTGCAATCTCCTCCTCTGAACATTTCTATAATGCAAGAATTGGACCATCTACAACAGGTGATTTTGCCACAGCTAGAATTGAAGTTAATGCTTCAAATCAGTTGACTGGTAATATCAAAATTATGAATGGTGGAACAGGATTCCAAGTAGGTGATGTATTATCAGTTACAGGTATTGCTACAACTTCAGGATTCTCAGCAGGATCTGTTAAAGTTGAAGCAATTGAAGATAATGTAGGAGATACAATTAGTGTTTCTGGAATTACATCTCTGTCTGCTAATGGATATAATACTCTCTATAGAATTACAGGATTAACTACAACTTCAACTAAAGAATTCCAAGTATCCTCAGCAAGCACTATTTCAAATCCATCTTCTTTGGGTCTTGGTGCTAATATTACTTCATCTGCATTCTTCAATAATACAGGACCAACAGTATCAGTTAGTTCTCTAACTTATAGTAACAGTACAGGCATAGCAACTGTTATTACATCAACAGCTCATGGATATTCTGCAGATAATGCTGTTAGACTTGGTGGAGCATCAGAGAATTTCTATAATGATTCATTTGTAATTACAGAAGTTGTAGGTTTAACAACTTTCGTAATTAATTGTGGAGTTAGAACAGATTCTCCTGGTACTTCAGGAACAATTAGATTGTTTAATCCTGGTGCTCAAGAATCTACATCAGGTAATGTTGATCTAACAGATGAAAGTTTTGGTGGGAGAACAATTAATCTTTATGGTGGATATTCATCTACTCTTCAAAGTGAAATCGCTAATGCAACAACAACAAGCATCAATATTACAAATGTTGCCAATTTAAATGTACAAATTGGTGATTATTTGAGAGTTGATGATGAAATTATGAGAGTTAAATCTACATCTAATATTGTTAACTCAGTTACAGTATCAAATCCAATTACTGTTTTCAGAGGATTATTTGGAACAAAACCAGTTGCTCACACAGAAAATGCTACTGGAGATGGAATTTATCCTGTAATTAAAAAGATCTCAATCAATCCAATTGAATTTAGAAGACCATCTATTATTCGTGCTTCTGGTCATACTTTTGAATATATTGGATATGGACCTGGTAATTATTCTACATCACTACCAAGTAAGCAGGGCAGACAACCAACACTTACTGAGCAATTAATTTCTCAGAAGTTCAATACTAATGGTGGTGTCAGTGTTTACACTGGTATGAATGATAGAGGAGATTTCTATATTGGTAATAAGAGAATATCATCCACCACTGGTAAAGAGGAAGTATTTGATACTCCAATTCCCACAGTAACTGGAGAAGATCCATTATCTACTGGTATTTTTGCTGGTTCACTAGATCTTGTTAATCATGAAGAAGTAAATGTTTCCAGAAAAATTAAAGTATCTGGTGGAACAAACAATAACATCTTATCTGAATTTGACTCTCCAGTAGTCTTCACTAATAAAGTAACATCAACATCAGATGAAGGATTTGAATCTAATAGTTTGTTCTTACAAGGTGATACAACAGTATCTAGAAAATACACTGTTGGAATATCAACTCCATCTATAGCTGGAAATCCAGGTGATGTAATTTATAATGCTAATCCATCTGAAGGTGGAACTCTTGGATGGACATATACTACTGATAATGCTTGGTATCCATTTGGTGCTATTAGTATTAACACTCAAAAGAGTGTTATGACATTTGATGCTGTTGGGGTCGGAACAACAACTCCAGGTGAACATACATTTAAAGTGGGATCAGGCAGCACACAATTTGTAGTTGATTCTTTCGGTGTTGGAATAGGTGTTACTGCAGTTATTGGAGCAAAATTAAATGTTTCTGGTGCTGTAGTAGCAACTGCATTTACTGGTGATGGTGCAGGTCTTACTAATCTACCAAGTGATTCCTTGTTCCAATACACAGCAACAGGTGTTGGTAAGACTGGAATTGTTCCAATTAACAACTTGAATGTTGGTATTGGAACTATGGTTACTGACAGAGTTGCTGATCTTGAAGTAGGAACATCAGGAATTGCTCAGACTGCTCTTAAAGTTAATAATGATTCAACATTCATTGGTACAGCATTCTTTGAACAAGATGTCATAATTCCATCTGGAAGTGGAGTTGGTATTCTGTCTGCTACTGGATTTAATTTAGATTCAACAACAGGTAGTATTGTTGCTGGTGTTGCTACTGCCACCACTCTAGTTGTGGGAACAGCATTATCAACATCAGGAGCAAATGTTGGTTTTGGTACTGATACTCCAAGAGGTAAAATTGATGTTGTTGGAGAGTCCAGATTTGAAGCATATGCTGAATTACCACTAACAGTTACTAGTAGTAGTGGTGTGGTTGATTTGGATCTTTCTCGAGGTCAATCCTTTGATCTACCACTAACAGAAAATGTTGATGTATTTAATCTCAAAAACATTACAGCAGGAACTTGTAGGGCATTTACAATTAAAATCACACAAGATAGTAGTGCTCGTTCTGTTGGTATAGATACTTACAGATTAGATGGTGGAGCAAACAAGTCATGTACTTGGCCTGGTGGTGTAGTTCCTTCAGTTTCAATTGGTGCAGGAGCAACTGATATATATTCATTCATGACATTTGATGGTGGAATAAGTCTATTTGGTGTAGTTGGAGGACAAAATTTCTCATGAGCCCATTACAATTTAATTACTTTAGAAGTATACCTACTAATTTGGCCCTAAATGGGCCAATTGTTTCATTCACTCAAGACCCAGAAGATGCTGCTGAAAATTCTATAGGATTTGTAACATTTACTGGAATAGCAACTGCCTTTATTAGTGGAGTAGCAGGAACTGGATTTTATTCCTTTCAGTGGTATTATGATGGGGAAAAAATTTATGATACATCTATTGATTCAAGTAGTGATGCTTCAATTGTTTCTTTAGGTAATTCATCTAGTATCACATTAACTAATATAGACTATAGTGATAATGGAAAATCTTTATTTTTAGAGGCTAATTATGCAAATTCAATCCCCAATATAATTGCAGGAGAAGGAAATGGATCTGCTAGATCTGAATCAGCAACTTTAACATCTTTTCCAGAAATTATTATTGAAAGTCAACCAGTAGATACGTCAGTTGCTATAGGAAATATAGCTGAATACAATATTGAAGCATCAATTATTCCTTCAACTGGGGAGAATTTAAATTATCAATGGCAATTAGATGGTAATGATATTTCAGATGGAGTTAAAGATATTGATGGAGGTGATCTTGGAACTGGGATTTTATCAGTTATAACTGATTCAATTGGTGGTTTTGATATTGATTTTTCTCAAGTATCTACATTTGATTTTTCACCATATCAAAATTCACAAATGACTTTGACTTCTAATCAAAATATGACAACAAAACTCTTCCTTGGAGGAGGTGGTGGAGGAAGATCAAGTGGTAGATCTGTTTCAGGTGGTCTTGGTGGAGTAGCAGAAGGAACATTTACTTTTGTAGCAAATCAACAATATGTACTCATATTAGGTGGTGCTGGTGGAGATGCTTCTGGTGGTGGATTTGGTTTAGGTGGTGAAGGTGGACGTGGATATGGTTTAGGTGGAGGTGGAGGTGGTTTCACTGGACTTTTCTTTAGTCCATTTGACATTAAAGCAATTAATGATGTTGATTTAGAAAAAGTCACATTCAATCAAACAAGATCTTCTACTGAGAATATTCAAATTATTCTAAAATTACAAAATGGAATCCCATTTCCAAATCCAAATTTGGGATTTAAAAATGGTCCAGAATTCATTACATTAGGTTCTCCTTCAGGTTTTAGTGGTGATTTACCATCAAATATAAATGTGGATATACAGAATGGTGCTATTTACAGGGTACATGAAACAAATAATGTAGATTCAACATCTATTGGTGCAAACGGATCTTCAGCAACATTTAGTGATCTTGATAGTAATCCTGGATCTATAACAATTACTCCAAGTAAAGGTAAATGGGAAAATACATCAGCAGGAGCACAATATGTATTCAATGATGGTGTAGGTAGTGAATCAAGAAGATCTACTAGTAATGCCAATGCTATAATCATGGCAGGTGGAGGTGGTGGAGGTGCTAATGACCCTGCTGCTGGTGGTAATGGTGGTGGACTGGAAGGTTCTGATGGAGGCAATGCTCCTAGTAGAGGTGGTAGGGGTGGAACACAATCTGCTGGTGGGTCTGGTGGATCTGGTGCCGGCACAGAACTCCAAGGCGGACAAGGTGCTGCTGGTGGCGGAGGAGGATATTATGGTGGTGCTGGCGGAAATGCCGTAGGAAACTGCTGTGC